CAGAGCGCCACGAAGGGCGTTCAAAAAATATTCTCGGAAGCTACTAAGCTCGGTAAAGAGTATACACTCAAAACTGAGGAGAGAGCATACTGGGACGCTGTGACAATGATGCCAAAAGCACAGCAAGACGACTTGTTCCGAGTCTGTAATGTAAAGACCCTCCAGGAAATTCCTAGCAACTGGAGGGCTATGATCGTTGAATCGACATACAAGCCAAATTCTATCACCTTCCGACAGGAGTTTTTTGATACTCCGAAGAACATCGACCTATTCTACAAAATAGAAGTGGTCGAAGTTAAGAAGAAGACACTTGCCGACGTGGTCAAGGAGGGAAAACCCGCCAAGAAAGAACCGGCAATTAAAAAGGTTATTACCACTACGGGCGAAATAATCTCTCTCTGGTCACAACATTATCCAGGGAAAACAATATTTTCATGGGTTCAGGAGCTTTCTGCAACTAAACCAAAAATTACTAAATATCTGATTTCCAAGGACTTCTGTCAAGAAGGAATGTCAGGGGTCCAAAACTCTAAGGACCTAAAAGAATGTCCAGATGACTTCAACGAATTCTGGAAAAGAGTATATGCGCTCGACTTCGAGCCGAATACCGTTGATTCCGCACCTTTAATTAGGAAATGGTTGTCTGATGGTACTCTTCAAAGAGTATCTAACAGATGTAAATCAATTGGTAAATTATTAACATCTATGGTTGATCTCTCTAAAGAGGTCTCCGACATGCCCGCGGCTAAGAGTAAATCTCAGAAGGGCACGAAGGGTGCTGGTCAGGCACCAAGTCCTAAAGGAAACAACGGAAATTTTACACCCGTTGTATCAAAACGTGCTCAAAAGCGAGCACGAAAATCAGAATCTAACGTGGATAACGGTAGCGCAAAGCCTCCTGCGGATAGGAAGGCCAATACACAAGCTGGTACTAAATCCAGCAACTCAAACGCTGGAACTAAGAACCCAGCAAATCCCAAGCAAAAGGCTTCAAAACCTGATGCAAAGTCTGACGACAACAGCCGAAAGGTATCGTTCGGACAAAAATCGTATTCAGTTGCTGAGCTCAATAAGCGAATTAAAGCAGCTAAGGATGCTGGTAAAGCAACTATTGTTATTGACAACGGAAGCTTTACTACAGGCTACCTTTCAAAATTATTATCAAATAAATCAATTACTAGGATCGGATCCCGATACGACAAGGACGGAAAGATTCGTCAAACCGCCAAGTCAAAATCAGGAGAAGGAGATCAAAAATCTCCTAGAAAATCCAAGCAGCCTAAGTCAAACAAATAAGTTAACTCTGGCACAGAGACTGGCACTCTCTAAAAAGATCATGCCAATAATTCGTAAGCTAAATGCATTATGCATGAAGCATACAACAAAAGAACTCATAACCCTCACCGAAAGTGGGGGCCTAGGCATTCTACCACCTGATATAAGTCCAATTATAGATGAGCTAAGGTGGGAGTCCCATACATGGGAATATCTCTACAAGATGTTTACAAACACTTGGGAGTTATTGGTACCTCATAAGGACCGCTCTGAGCTCCTCTACGCTGACGAACCTAGATATCAGCTTCTAGAGTACGTGTGTAATATGATTTTAGATGAAGATCTAGAATACAAAACTACACATCAGTACTTAACAGATCTGAAAATCTTCGCCAACGAATGTCGTGAAAGATACGTTAATTCGGAAAATAAACCGAAGACACGAATTCATTCTGTGCTTAGCCAATTCCCAAGTTCATATCATGCACAGATTTCTACATGGATGAAGTCCTTACCAAAGCCGTTCTCGAGCGACTTGGACTTAAAGAAGTGGAAAGACACCTTTGCCCCTGCCGATCTGACACGGCAAAAGCAATGTTTACCTAAGGGTTTACAAACTATAACAAACTTATCGCGAGTCTCGGACGTGCTCCAAAAGCCTTCCTCGACCGCGTGGATTAAACGCAGTGGTTGCTTTGAGCGATCAATTGAATCTGGAGGGGCTCTTAGCCTTATTCTCAACCAGATACCTGCGGGACTGAAAGAAGAACTTCTTCATTCAGATCTTCTAGTTCGTTATAAAGCGCTACCATTTATATTTTCAATGCTCTATGAATCTAATTTCATTGATTTGAACAAGTTCTCCCACACATGCGGGATGGATTGCGAGTTAAAACAGCACTGTCCCATTCTCTGGATGTTAGTACAAACCAGAGGTCTAAAGAACAGACATCTTACAATGAATTATACCCCAGTACAGTATCTGGCGAAAATTATCCAGCCAAGCTTGACAAATATTCTAAGGAATATGCCATCCTCAGCTGAGTCGCTAGAACCATCTCCAAAATGGTTATCCTCTGTGAACTATATCTATCGCAAGCTCAAAAAGGGCCATAGCAAGAATAAGACAAACAGGTCTCCTGAAAGTCTACTCTTCTTCGGTAGTAGGGATTTAGATCAATGTACAAATATGTACTTATTTGAGCATAGTCGTGCACTCGTCAAGCGCGGCCTCGGTCATTATAAGACCAACATACCGGATGACTGGTACAAGATAATAGACGTATCTTTAGGTAGATACGACATTTACTTTCCAGATGAAGACACAGTTGATATGCGAAGAGAACGTGATAGTTTCTTGACCTACCAAAAAATGGCAAGATTAACAAACGATCCTAGCAAATACAGGATAAAACAGACAGTCGGACAACATATGTCGTCAGCACTATCTTTCCCAGCTATGGCTCTCATGCACCAGTGTATAGAAGACACGGTGAATCCAGGAGGTGGCAACCTCGCTCTAGACCCAGAGTCAATTGCATTAGTTAGACAATTTACGCGTCGAATAAATCAGGGATACAACAAGTGTACCTATATAATCGGCGCAAAAGATGACGGATCATTAGCACTACCTCGTGATTACAGGTATGATAGAAAGAACGCTGTAAAGCGTGCTTACCACATCCTACAATTTGCTGATGACTTACAAAAACTTTTTAGCTATTATGTCAAATCCAAGAGCTGCACGTTGGCGGTGAGGATGGAGTATGAGCGTTCAATCCATGCCAAAACCCTTCTTTCCGGGGTTGAGCAAGAGACTGGTTCGATTGAATACAAGAGTACTTTTGATCTGCGGGGTGATGACTCGCCGTTAGACATGATGGGCCGTTTTGTTATCGGAATTAAACATACCGATAAGACCCTTCTAGCATATGGGACACCAAATACTACTATCGCCGACTATTTATTTAGAGTTGCCCCTAAGGGCGGCGGTAAGACAATTCATCATGATTACATTTGTATACTGTACTTCGAGTTATCAGGGTATAAGCCTACTCTGTATACTAGCGATACAAAAATTCTCGACCAATCATATCGAGTTCCCCAAAACTTTCCAAATGGTAAATACAATCTACGCTCATGCGCGTATGAAACTGAGATAGAAGTTCTAGACAGCTCAGTATCATTCCCTAGAAAAGGGAAAAAGTATATGCACCCCCTTGACAAACAACTATACGTCATGGATCAAGGTGATGACCATTTATTATTATCCAGGAGCATGGCAATGCAGGTCAAGTATGAAAACCTGGCCGTTAACGCGTTCCACCAATTATATAACAAAAAAGCAGACTACATCAATAATGACACTACCTTCCGCCCCGGTATGGTTATAGCTGAAGCTCTAGCCCAAGTTAGTAGACGCGACGCTCGCGTTTACCCTGAACTCTATATAAAGCTTAAACAACTTATTGTAGAGGGATGGGAATCTGGTGCAAAAAGCGCCTGGATGGACTCTTCAACAGCAATTAGAACCCAAATGATGCAAACCTTTCATAGGCTAGCAAACGTAGATAAAGGAAAACTTTATCGACTCATTGAGAAAGCTGAAATCATATTTTATAATAACAATAAAAAGTCAATTGATTATATGATGAAGAAATCTATAGATCCGAGATTACCCCGCAAGCTCGGCGGCTACGGGATAACACCTCTATGTTCTAATAAAGAAATTAATGACATCACAAAGATGCATCTTACAAACCTCATAACAC